CTTATAGAGGTTTGGTTCTTACCTAGGTTTTAGATCTTTAAAAGAACAAAATGGCTTTCAATAATGAACTTCCGATCTCCATATTTAAATTTTCTAGTTCGGACTTGTAATGGCGCAGTCTTATCACTCTCAGCTCTCAACCTTTTGGAGCTGAAGAATAAAATTAGAGTTTTGGACTCACGTCAGGTTAGATCGATTGTTTGTGATCGCCGACTTGTCTCGATGATAAAAGTAAAAGAAATAATTGTAAACAACATGCATAACGGTAACGTGTGCTCAAAGAAAAACACAGCTTGTGATAATATATTATTAAGTGTGCCTTTTGTGAAGGTACGTTATAGTTCAACTACCACTAAACCTCCTATCGATGTTTTTAAGGAGATTAATGAGTTAATTAAATCATTAAAAGTAGTTGAGGCAGTATTGGCTAACATTACTGCTGAAGACCCTGATCTTACTGAATCAGTTAATGTCACCTATAACATTGTACATAAGTACAAGCACCGTTTAGGCTATATCCTAGACGTTCAGGATTTTTTGAATTTTAAAGCTACAGCTTTAGAGAAAGCTAGGCTTTTAGGGCCTGAAGAAGCTGAGATCCTTGTCGGTCAAATACGTAGTATGGAAGAGAGTGTGTCTCTACATAACTCTCTTAGTGAGCTTTCTGTACAATGTATCGACGATGATAATAAACAATATAGTTATATACCAACTATAGAAGACTTTAATCTAAATCTAGAACGTTACTTAATTATTATTGATTTGCTACGTGATGCTCACCCTGCTTACAATATTCGTTCCGTAACACAAATTCTAGAGTTAGCCAAAGTCAATAAGAAATTTGAGCGATCGCTTAAGAAATACAGGGCAGCATTGAGCGAAGCTCTTTCAATGCCCGCTGAGCTCTTTAGGGCGAATCTCCCAGCAGATCTATATAAGTCGTACATTGCCGACAACAAAAAATTAACAAGTTTCAACAAGAAAATTAATAACGTGCAAGAAAACGCGTCTGCCGTTTTTGCTAAGTTCAATCATGCAATTGCAACGTTACGTAAGGATGAGATAAATAAGAGTGGTCAAGTCTTAAACATTATGAAGTTAAAAGTTAGTGACTTACCTTCTCGGTTTGTTGAGCGTGTGATTTCAGACTCAACAAGCAAAGGGGTAATTGAAAACAACTTGCGAATTGTCTTAAAAGAATACAAATTAATACTATTGTATGAGCTAGGTGGTATCGAAAAGTATGATTTTAAGTCTAAGTTTCTTGATGATGACTTTTACGGCTATGACCCAGGAGCGTCACCCAGCGATGATGGTGACATAAAGGAGTAAAGCTTTCGCACAAGTGTAGCGGGATTTTAAAATTTTACGATAAGTTTAGGAGTATGGAAGGTTTTATCACAGCAGCTAAACATGTACCTGCGCCCTGGTTGTTCACACCAACCGATAAGTCTTTTGGCAGGCGTAGGTTACGTTCCCTTAGTAAAGGTTTGTTAGGATATTATGATTACAATTTTTCTCGTTATGGATTTTATAAGAAAAATAACAAACTTTTTAAGCTGGATAGATCGTACTTTTACAATCTACCTATGGTACCATTCTTTCGTAACAAAAAACTAGCTATTGATGTTACTACAGAGAATGCTTTCAACTTATTTTCTAAATTTAATCAAGAAGTTTACGGTCATGCTTATTCGTTGCCCCTAACTAGTAGGTGTACTTTTGAAGGTGTGGTACCTTATATGAAACATTACCCTAAACAACAGTTTGACTATGGGGATAAAGACTTTTTAGATTTTTTAGACACACATGAACACCACAAACCTTCTAGCAGAGAGTATTTGTTGAACTACATGGCCATGCCGGGGTGGACTTCGGCTCACCAGGATTTACTCGGGTTCACAAAACCGATTGAACATGAAATTACTCGGACGGACATAGCTGAAGCACTAACAATACTTAAAGACTTACCACTACCGAAGCTCGAAAAACCAACTATACATCAGATTATGAAGGAGCACGTAAACGATGTGTCTTATAGTGGAATATTGACTAGTGCTTTAGCAGGGAAAACAAAGAAAGATTCTCTAAAGTTTTCAGTTGCAGTGGCCGAACATTTGTTTAAGAAAACAGGTGCTAGGTACACTGTTGACACATCTCTGAAAACCATTGGGTCGCGTGAAAGGGAGGTTAAAACTAAAAATTGGTACGAGCCTACTAGGTCAAGGGCTATAATTCAAGAAGAGTCACCTATTTCTCAACTAAAACAAATCTATTTCAGACCAATTACAAATTATTTTAAGAAGAAAAATGAGAAATGGGAGCATAAGATTGGTGTAGGCGGATTACTGACTGGTTTACAGGGTCAGTATTTCTATGATAGGTTTTATGGTCATAAAAATACTTTTCAAGTAACGATGGATGGTTCTCGCCATGATCAGAACGTTTGTAAAGAATTGCTCCTTGGAGCTTTTTCGATACTGCGCGCCTGCTTCCCAAAAGGAGGCGATGTCGATAGACATTTCTTTTTCTTTGCTTCTGGGCACATTTATAAGAGAATTCTTTTAAATGATGGACTCGTCTATCGAATCGAAGGCGGTATTCAGACTGGAGATCCAGCTACATCACTTATAAATACGTTTGTGATGCTACTTGAGAAAACAATATTATATAAGAAACTAGGGATTGAACAGCCAAAAGATAGTGTCTATTATGGGGATGACCAATTTGAATTGTTCGATAATAAGGTAGAGTTTCCATCCGACTTTGAGGAATTATCTAAGAAATTAATTGGTATAACACAGAAAGACGTTGTGATTAAGGAGTCAGCAAGTGACTTCAGCTGGGATTTTAGTAAAGAACCGAGCTTTTTACAAATCTTTTTCAACAAAGGTTCACCCTTACGCTCAACCGAGCGCATGTTTGACAAAATGCTGTATATGGACCCCAAAGTTAGAGATTGTTATGATATGAAAATTGAGGCCGTAATGAGCATGGCGTACACGAGTTTTGGAAATCCATATGTTTTTGAATTAATTAGTGATTACATAAAATTTTTAAGTGGTAAGTACGGTGTTAATAGTTTAGATTACATTGAAAAGATGTACATGCGGGTTATGAAAGTATACTGTGGAAGTATACGGATTACAGATCTGTTCAACGCCAGAGGGGAATTCGGGTATGTAAGGAAGAAAAAATATGTCCTTCCTTACTATGATTATGAGATGACAAAAACTTTTAGGCTCTTGCCTCTTAGCAATTACGTTGGAATAATTCTTGGAAACTCAACTGGCCGGAATAAGAAAATTGTAAGGAGATTAATTTCGAAGCATAAGCTTTTTAATGCTAAG